CACTGCTACTGTGGTTACTAAAGTTGTTGGTAATTATAATATTGTTGATAATACTATAAACTTTGTTGATGCTCCAAGTGGTAATGTTCCTTTAAGCACTACTACAAATAGACCTGATGAGAGGGATTGGGTTGGTATTTCAACTGGATCTAGTTTTGATGGAAGAATGTTTATGAGATCTGGTGTTCCAGATACTCCTTATGAAACATATTATAGAAATTATGTTTTTGATAGTCTTTCTGATCAGTTTACTGGACAAAAGGCAGATTTCACTCTTAAATCAAGTGCATCAAATGTTGCAGGATTAACTACAGATAATGCAATCATTCTTGTTAATGACGTATTCCAAACTCCTGGTACATTAAACAACTATACCTTAGCTCAAACAACAACTGGCATTACTACTATCACATTTACTGGAACTGGTAGTTCTGTTTCTAATGATCCTAATGTAGGAACACTTCCTCTAGGTGGTGCTATTGTTTCAGTTGCTTCTACTGAGGGATTTGGTTATCAACCATTAGTTGCAGCAGGTGGTACTGCAATTGTTTCTACTGCAGGTACTATTCAATCTGTAAGTATTGGTAATACAGGTTCTGGTTATAGAGTAGGTGTTCAAACTGTATGTAATGTTGCTATTCAAACTTCAACATTACCAGGCACTAGTGTTATTGGAATTGGTACTGCTATTATTGAAGAACGTGGATTTATTAGTGGTATTGCTATTACTAATGGATATGTCTTTAACATACCTATATTCATATCAAATGTTGGATATGACACTGCTACTGGATTGACAACTGTTACTACATCTAGTGCTCATGGATTCTCAGTAGGTGAAGAGGCAGATATAACTGGTATTGCATTTACATGTCTATCAATTGGTCCAAAGACTATAAGTAATTTTGTTTATACTAAAGCAACTGGTATTGCAACAGTTACTACATCTGGTGCTCATGGTTTTGTTGCTAATCAGGATATTGTATTAACAGGATTAGCAATAACTGAGGGTAGTAGCAATATTACATATCCAAGAACATCGGATCCATATTATACAGGTTCTAGGATTAGTTCTGTACCAAGTACAACCAGTTTTGTTGTTCAAGTTGGTACAAGTAGTACTGCACTTCAATATACATCTGGTGGTACTGCTCAGTTAATCAAGTTACCAACTAATTTCCCTGTTGATAGTACACCAGTTACTCGTGTCATAGATACAACCACTTTTGCTTTTGATGCTGGTATATCTACACAAACCAATCTCTATAATAGAGGTGGTGTTGTAAGAAGACCACTTAAAGTTATTATTGATGATCCATTACCATATGCAGGTATTGCTTTAACATATTCTTCTTCTAGTCCTTCTGGAGTTGGAACAGGTGGTATTATTGATGTTGTAGTTGGAATGGCATCAAGCATAATTAGCTTTACTATCACTAATACTGGTAGTGGTTATGGTAATGATGAAATTTTAACTTTACCTATTGGAGGTCCTACTGGTATTCCTACTGATCCATCTAAAGCATATAAGGAATTTCAACTTACTTTGGATCCATGTTTCTATGATGAATTTACTGGTTGGTCTGTTGGTGAATTGCAATCATTGGATAATGTTGAGAAATATATTACTGGAAGTAGACTTGATTTCCCATTAGAACTTAATGGAGAAACAGTAACTATTAGAGGTAGAAAAGGTTCTAAGATTGTTGAGCAAGACCTTCTATTAGTATTTGTAAATGATGTTCCTCAAGTTCCTGGTGAAGGATATACTTTCCCAGGTGGTAGTAATATAACATTTACGGAAGCACCTAAAGAGGGTGATAGTATCCAAATTCTGTTCTATAAAGGAACAGGATCTCAGGATGTTGTTGAAAGAAGAGTTTTAGAAACTGTCAAACCTGGTGATGATTTACAAATAACTCATTTAGCATCTCAAGATTTCTGGTTAGAGGAAGCAGTTAGAGTTCCTATTAGTGTAGATTCTACTGATCGTGTTTCAACACCACCATATTATGGACCAGGAAATACTGCAGATCCTAATTTAAAGAGACCAATTAGTTGGTGTAGACAAACTGAAGATAAGATTATCAACCAGATAGGTGTAGGAAAAGATAGGGAAATTTATGAACCTGTTATTAATCCTTATTCTTCTATTATTAAATCTGTTGGTATTGGATCAACTATCGTTTATGTTGAAAATGCAAGACCTTACTTTGATCCTTATAATGAAGTTGATGATGTTGCTCCTTCAGCAAATGATTTTAAATTCCAAAAGAAAGTTAAGTTTATTTCTCAGGAAGTAAGATCAGGTGCTGCAGGAACTGCTATTGTTTCGGGTCTTGGAACTATTAGTTCTGTTGCTATTTCTACGGGTGGTATTGGATATAGTACAGCAACTGTAAGTTTTGGTAGTACATCATTAAGTGGAGATTCTGTTGGTGTAGTTACCACATCCACACGAGCATATGGAACTCCTGTAATCAGTGCTGCTGGAACTATTACTGGTATTGCAATTACTGCAGTTGGTTCTGGATATACTTCATCCAACCCACCATCTGTCCTTATTAGTCCTCCTGTATGGTCTGAAGAAGAAAATACGGTAGGTAGTTATGAAGGAGATTCGGGTGTTATCGTTGGTTTTGGTACTACAACTGTTGGAGTATCAACAGGATATCAACTAGTATTTGACATACATATCCCTGCATCTTCTGATATGAGAGATGCTAACATTACAGGAACTGCTGTTACTATTAGTGGTATAAGTACTGGTGATTACTTTGTTGTTAATGATTCCAATGTAGGATCTGCATCTACATCAATACGTTCTCTTGCTGCAGATGGTGCTACTATTGGTATTGGAACAGACTTTGTTAACAATGTATATGAAGTTAATACTTTTGAGATAGTTCAATCCCCCACTGGAATTGCTTCTGATGGAGTGGGTATAGGAACTACTCATATGAATAGAGTATTTGTTAAGATAGGTGATAACTTCACATGGACTGGTCAATGGCCTAGTTTCAGTGGAGTTGGAATCCAGACTGGAAATTACTTTGGGTCTTATAGTTGGGGTAAGATTAGTCTACCTTCAAGATCCGAAAGCAATACTTATGAAGCTTATACATTAGGAGGAGTTGGTGGAATGACCACTTCTCCAGTGGTAAGGAGATCTAGATCTCTCAAACATAAGGCATACTATACACCCCCAACTTAATCCCTAATAAATAAAGAAAAAATCTCTGTCCAATGGCTGCAATTATAACTGACCAAATTAGGTTGTTGAATGCAAAGAATTTTGTTGCTGGTGTAACATCTACTACCAACGCTTATTATTCTTTCATTGGGTTACCAAATCCCACCGATATTCAAACTGATTGGAATACTGATCCCCCTTCTCCGAAAGATAATTTTACTGAGGAGAATGATTATTGGGATAATATGATTGCATTGAAAAAGGTCAGTGCAGGAGATTGTAGGCAAGTTGTTACTAAAAGGGTATGGTCATCAGGTACTACCTATGACATGTATAGAGGAGATTATAGTAGATCAAATACTGCTCCTGTATCTGGTGCAACAAATTTATATAACTCAACTTTTTATGTTATAAACACTGATTATAGAGTTTATATTTGTCTTCAAAATGGTACTGATCCAGATAACCCCAATGGAAGACCTTCATTGGATGAACCAACATTTACTGATTTAGAACCAAGATCCGCTGGAAGTAGTGGTGATAATTATCTTTGGAAGTATCTTTATACTATCAAACCTGCCGATATTATTAAATTTGATTCTACTGACTTTATGCCAGTTCCTTTAGACTGGGAAACCAATGTTGATGATGCAGCAGTTAGAGATAATGCTGTAGATGGATCTATCAAGATAATCACTATCACAAACCGTGGTGAAACTATTGGTCCTTCTGGTGGTACTGAATATACAAAGGTTCCGATCAAAGGTGATGGTTCTGGAGCAGAATGCACAATTACTACAACTAACGACCAACAGGTTGATACCATAGTTGTCTCTAAACAAGGGTCTGGATACACTTATGGTAGTGTTGCATTAGAAGATGGAGGTGTTCCAACAGGAACAACTATTCCAACTTTTGATGTTATTATTCCACCTCAAGGTGGTCATGGTGCAGACATTTATAGAGAATTGGGAGCAATGAATGTTCTTATATATTCTAGAATTGAAAATGATAATGAGAACCCAGATTTTGTTACTGGTAACCAAGTTGCTAGAGTTGGATTAGTAGAAAATCCTCAAAAATTTGATTCTACTGCACTTTTAAGTGCTGATAAAGCTAGTGCTGTAAATGCTTTAAGATTAGCTGGTTCTGGATACAGTTCTGCTTCATTTACTGCAGACAGTTATTTTGTACAAACAATTTCTGCTGGATCTACTGCTCAAGGAAGAGTTATTAATTATGATGAAAAAACAGGAGTATTAAAATATTGGCAAGATAGAACTCTTGCAGGATTTAATACTGTAGGAACTGCACAAACTGCTCCTACATATGGATATAATTTAAATGCGTTTACTGGATCTCCAGGAACTGGTGGTAATTTGGAAATTGTCCCTACAACAGGGTCTACTTTGCAGATTGATAATGGATTTACAGGTATATCTACTGTAATAAATAATATAACATATTATCTTGGACAAACTTTTACTGATGGTATTGCCAATCCAGAGGTTAAGAAACATAGTGGTAACATTATTTTTGTTGACAACCGACCTGCTATTACTAGATCGGTTAACCAAAAAGAAGATATTAAAATAGTATTGCAGTTCTAAAAAATCATGCCACAACAGACAAATTTAAATGTAGCACCATATTTTGATGATTATGATTCATCGAATGATTTTTATCGTGTCTTATTTAAACCAGGATTTCCTGTTCAGGCACGAGAGTTAACAACTCTGCAATCTATACTACAAAACCAAATTGAAAAATTTGGTCAGCACTTTTTTAAAGAAGGTGCTAAAGTAATTCCTGGAAATATTGGATATAATCAACTTTATTATGGTGTTCAAATAAGTAATAATTATCAAGGTGTTCCTGTATCTGCATATGCTGATCAATTGGTCGGAGCAAAAATCATAGGACAATCATCTGGAGTATCAGCTATTGTAGATTATGTTTTATTGCCTGAAGATTCTGAACGTGGACAACTTACTCTTTATATTAATTACTTAAATTCAAGTACAACTGATAATGCTTCTGAAACTTTTTTTGATGGGGAAGAACTAAATTCAAATATAACAATTTCTTCTGGATTGTTGGGCAATACAACTATTGCTCCTGGAGCTCCATTTGCTGTTACTATATCTGATTCTGCTGCTATAATAGGATCTTGTTTTAATATTCAAGAAGGAATTTATTTTGTTCATGGTCAATTTGTAGGAGTTTCGCAAGAAATTCTTCTTCTTGATCAATATAGTCAAGAACCTAATTATAGAGTTGGATTATTTGTTAATGAGGAAATAATTAATTCTGATATTGACGAAAGTTTAAATGATAATTCTCAAGGATATAATAATTTTGCTGCTCCTGGAGCAGATAGATTAAAGATTTCATTAAGTTTATTTAAAAAATCTTTAGATGATTTTGATGATACTAGTTTTGTAGAATTAGGAACCATTAATGATGGTGTATTAAGAACTAATAAAACTGGATCATCATTTGATAATGGGTTAATAATTGCTGGTGGTGGAGGATCAGGTTCATTAGATTTAACAGATACTCTTGCAAGAAGAACCTTTGATGAAAGTGGTAATTATGATGTTAAACCATTTGACATTACAGTTTTTAATTCTTTAGATAATAATATTGGAAATAGAGGTATTTTTCAATCTGGTCAATTTACACCCAATGGAGGAACTCCAGAAGAGGATTTGGCAATATATAAAATCTCTCCAGGAAAAGCATATGTGAAGGGATATGAAATTGAAATGTTAAATCCAACATTTATTGATTGCCCTAAACCTAGAGATACAAAATTTATAGAAAATCAGTCTATAATTTATAATACTGGTCCTACTTTTAAACTTAATAGTGTATATAGAACCCCGACAGTAGGTATTGGTAGTACATATGTTCTAAGTTTGAGGAGTGAAAGACAAGGAACTAATCAGGAAAATGCTGCAGGTAATGAAATTGGGTATGCTAGAATTTATGATTTTAGATTAGAATCGCAAAATTATAATGTAACCAATTCAAACTTAGATGAATGGGAACTTTCTTTATATGATGTACAGACATTTACTGAATTAAAATTAAACAATCCAATAACACAATCCGTTCCTGCTATTATTGAAGGAAAGAGAAGTGGTGCAAAAGCATTTTTACAAGGATCAGTTACTGCTGGATTGGGATTAACTGTATATGAAAAGACTGGTAATTTTATTAAAAATGAGCAAATTGTAATTAATGGAGTTAATAATGGAAGAGTTGCTGTAGCTATTACTGAGTATTCTATTGCGGATGTACAATCAGTTTATGGCACTGATGATAATTTAGTTGGTATTAATACATTTAATGCTAATGTAGTTCCATCAATTCAACAATTTGTTGGAGTAGCAACCGTAGGTATGGTTACTCATGCAAATAATCAATCAATTATTAAGAGTTCTAGTTTAGATTTCCCAGGAATTACAACTGTTGGTAATTTAATTCAATATACAGATTTAGATTATTCACAAGATCCAATTACAGCCAGAGTGGTAAGTGTTGGTGCTTCTGAAGTTTATGTTACAGGTGTTACTACCGTCACTGGAATAGTTGATGGAACACTTCCAAAAACATCTGTTAAGAATGTAAGTGATTTAAGGGTGATGACAACTTTATTAGATCCTTCATCTGATAATACTTTATATACATCTCTTCCTAAGAATAATATTTCAAGTGTAGATTTAACTGAGGCTAGTATTATTATAAGAAAAAGTTATAGTGTAAGTATTAGTAATGGTCAATTAAACACTCCATTACCTACAGTAACTGGTGACGAATCTTTCCAACCTTTCCAACCAAAGAGATATTCATTAATTGGTGCAGATGGAACAACTCATGACTTAACTGCAGATCAATTTGATTTTGGAACAGGTAATACATGTCAAATTCGTGGTTTAACAACTCCATCACAATCCAATAATGGCGCAACTCTTATTGCTACTATTAAAAAAACAAAACCAAAAGCAAAAGAAAAAATAAACAATAAAGTTAAGTTTAGTGTTATTAATTATTCAAAAACTCAAGGATCTGGAATTGGAGCAACAACATTAAATGATGGATTGACATATGGAAATTATCCATATGGAACTAGAGTTCAAGATGAGACTATATCTATTAATGCTCCAGATATTGTAATGGTTCATGGTATTTTTGAATCAGCAAATACAAGTGATCCATCATGTCCAAAAACAGTTCTTTCTTCAATAGTTACACAATCTACAACCACCAATGAATTGTTGATTGGTGAGACTATGGTTGGGCAAGCTAGTGGAGCTGTATCTATGCTTGCCGAAAAGTTAAGTGATTCTCAAATTAGTTTTATTTACAAAAATAAATTTTTATTTAAAGAAGGTGAAACTGTAGTTTTTCAAGAGTCTGGAGCACAAGCAGTTGTTACAACTTTAGATTCCCCTAGTTTTGATATATCACTAAATTATAATTATTCTTCTGGAAGTGAAGCAACTTTTTATGATTATGGAACAATTAAGAGAAAATCTGATGCTGATGCACCATCTAAAAAAATAAAAATATATTATCAAAGTGCATCCTTTAATGCTAATGATTCTGGAGATATTATTACAGTTAATTCTTATGACCAATTCTTTTATGGAGAAGAATTTACAGAGATTAATGGTGAATCTGTTTCAGATATTATTGATATCAGACCAAGAGTTGTGCCAATTTCATCAGTTGCGGAAGGGGATAGATCTCCTTTAGAATTCCTTGGAAGAAGTTTTACTGGATCTGGAGATTCTGTACCAAATATTTTAGCATCAGATGAATCTTTAGTTGTAGATTATTCATTCTATCTTCCTCGAATTGATAGGATTTTCTTAAGTAAGGAAGGAACTTTTCAAATTAAATTTGGTGAACCAGCAGAATTTCCAAAAGTACCTGTTCCTGTTGATAATGCAATAGAGGTAGCAAGTGTCAATCTTCCTGCATATCTCTATAATCCAAATGATGCTGTTTTACATTTCTTAGATTATCGTAGATATACGATGTCAGATATTAAGAAACTTGATAGAAGAATTCAGAACCTCGAATATTATACCACTCTTTCATTATTAGAAACCAATACAGCTAACTTTTTTGTTCCTGATAATGATGGATTAAATAGGTTTAAATCAGGATTCTTTGTTGATAATTTTACATCTTTCCAAACTCAAGAAGAAGCTGTAAAAGTTAATAATTCGATAGATAGAAAACATAAAGAATTGCGTCCAAGACATTATACTAATGCTGTTGATTGTATTACTGGTCCTGTTGTTGGGAATGATACTACTGATGATTTAAGATTTTCTACACTGGAAGGTGTTAATGTAAGAAAAGCATCTGATTGTATAACATTAGATTATTCTGAGGTTGAATGGTTAAAGCAGAGTTTTGGTACAAGGTCGGAAAGTGTTACTCCTTTCTTGATTAGTTTCTGGAGAGGAACTATGCAATTGAATCCTGCATCTGATACTTGGGTAGACACTGCAAGACTTGAAGCTAAAATTATTCAGACTGAAGGTAACTATACTGCCACGATGGATAATTTAGCAAGGAATGAAGGTGTTGATCCACAAACTGGTCTTGGTCCTGTTATATGGAATGCATGGGAAACCACATGGACAGGAACTCAAACTCGTGATTTTAATGGTGCTACTAGGAGACAAATAACTAGTAATAGGAGTTTTGCTACATGGCGCAATGCGACTGATGGAACTCAGTGGCAACAAAGGACATGGCAGGATGTAAGAGAAC